GCGAAGATCCATGTGCCTCTGGCGGCAGACATTGCGGCTGTCTCGGCGGATATGCTGTTCTGTGAGCGCCCTCGGTTCACAATCTTCGACGACAACAAGGAGCGTGGCGAGACGGAGAAGCAGGGCCGTCTGGACGAGATGCTTCGAAAGGCCGGCATCTACAACAAGCTGCACGAAGCGGCGGAAATGGCCTCCGCCGGCGGGGACGTCTTCTTGAAGATCAATTACGACGCGGACAGAGGAGACTGCCCATCCCTGATGGTGGTCTCCACCGAGGACGCGCTGCCGGAATGGCGGCTGGATCACCTGGCCTGCGTCCACTTCTTCACCGAGATCAAGCGGGACAAGGAAGGCCAGCGCATCTGGCGGCTGTATGAGCGCTATGAACAGGGCGTGATCCTCTCCGCCGTCTTCTGCGGGGACTTCTCCGACCTCGGCGTGGAGCAGCCGGCCATGCTGGAGGAGCTTGGACTTTCATCGGAGCTGCGTCTGCCGGTGGATGTGATGGCGGCGGTGCAGGTGTTCAACATGCGCCCCACCCGGATCCACAGCGGCGCTGACACCGGCCGGAGCGACTTTGAGGGGCAGCGGGATCAGCTGGACGCCCTTGACGAGGCTATGTCCTCCTGGATGCGGGATGTGCGCCTGGCAAAGGCGAGGCTGCTGATTCCGGCGGAGTATCTCAGGCGGAAGCCGACCTCCGGCATGTTCGCTGGGGAGGACAAGTACACCTGGGAGTTCGACGAGGATGTGGAGACGCTGGTGGCCCTGAATGTCATGAACGACAAGAACATGGAGATCACGCCCAGCCAGTTCGCCATCCGCTCGGAGGAGCACTCCAAAACCGTTGAGACGCTGATCCGGAACATCGTTTCTACCGCCGGATACAGTCCGCAGTCCTTCGGGCTGGATATCAACGGCACCGCTCAGAGCGGCACCGCCCTGCATATCCGGGAGAAGAAGAGCTACACCACCCGGGGGAAGAAGATCAACTACTGGGACGCGCCGCTGGAGCATATTCTGACGGCCATGCTGCAGCTGGACAGAGCCATCTTTCACACCCCAGGCATCCACGACACGGACCGGGTGCAGGTGGAATTCCCGGATCTGCTGACCACGGACATCTCCACAGTGGCCTCGGCGGTCAATCTGCTGCACACGGCCCAGGCCGCGAGCTATGAGACCCTGGTGAAGATGCAGCACCCGGAGTGGAGCTCCAAGCAGATTCAGGATGAGGTTTCATTGATCCTGGAGCAGTACGGCGTCGCCACACCGGAAGCGATCCCCAGCGCCGGAGATCTGGAGGGCGGTGACAGCTGATGGCCGGATACGGCTTCAACATCGGTCTGGACGGCCACAGGGCGCAGCCGCTGACAGAGCAGGACGCGGAGGAGATCGCGGAGGGCCTGAAGATCATTTATGGCAACGCCCGGGAGCGGATGCTGACCAGTGTCGCCAACAGGATTGCCCGCGGTGTCCACCGCTACGGCTGGGCGGAGCGGAAGACCAACGAGGTGCTGGCAGCCCATGAGCAGCTGCGCCGGGACATTGAGCGGGCCGGCAGAGAGCGAGAGAGCCTCCTCTCCGGCGTGATGGAACGCGCCTACATGACCGGCAACCAACAGTTCATGGCGGAGATGCAATCCATCCTCAGTGCAACGGCCCACATCAGCCCCAATGGCGTCAAAGCGGGGTACATCTTAGCCGACCTGAACAACAACCTGAACGCCGCTGAGAGGCGAATCCTGCGTCAGTTCGACGACGCCTACGCCAACATCATCGGCGCGGTGTCCTCCGAGATGGCCACCGGTGTCATGAATACACGGCAGGCCGTCGGAGACGCTCTGCAGCACTTCGCCGATCAGGGCATTACCGGCTTCATCGACCGGGGCGGCCACCACTGGACCCTGGAGAACTATGCCGAGATGGCCGTGTTGACCGCCATCGAGCGGGCCACCATCTCCGGCTATGTGGACACCATGCAGGGCTACGGCTACGACCTGGCCTACATCGACGGCCACATCGGCAGCTGCCCCATCTGCGAGGCCTGGGAGGGCGTGGTCATCTCCGTCAGTGGTCAGGACAGCCGGTATCCTTCCCTGTCAGATGCCGAGAACGCGGGCTGTTTCCATCCACGTTGCATGCATGGCATCAGCACCTACTATGAGGGCATCTCCCACGCCCCGAACGGCGGATTTCGGGACGAGCCCCGCCCCGTACGGGACGCATCACCGCAGTACACGGCACGGAGCCGGCAGCGGTACATGGAGCGCCAGATCCGGAAGTACAAGGACCGGGCTATCGTCGCCCAGACCCCGCAGCAGAAGGCCCAGGCCATGAACAAGGTGCAGGAATGGGAAAACGCGCTGGACACCCTGATCGAACAGCAGCCGGCGGGCAACTATCTGTACCGGCATAGCTATCGGGAGAAGCCGCAGATTCAGGCGCTTCCTTTGGGAACCGAGTTCCTCCACCATGCATCAGACTTAGCAGAATACGCCCGGCACATCAAGCCAATTGACGGTTTCCAGGATTTCGTTCTGCATGGCGGCAAATTTGGCTTTGAGAACCAGAACGCAGATCAGAAGCTGCTGAACACATTTCCAGTCTCAGAGTTCTGCGATCAGATCCGTCGAACTGGTTTATGGAAAGGCAGCCCTATACGCCTGATATCGTGTGAGACAGGAGCTGATGACGCAATTGTTGCACAGGCTGTAGCAGACACTCTTGGCGTGGAGATCATGGCACCGTCTGATCTGGTATGGGTCAGACCAGACGGCTTTATTACAATCGGACCTGATAAGTTGACAAATAGCGGTGAATGGCGTATATTTACACCGAGAGGCAGGTGAACGCCATGAGAGCTGTTGTGCCAACAAATCTGGTTCCGATGAGTGTGACACTCCCGGACAAGATGCGCATTGTCTCATACATGAAAGCACAGAAGAAGACCGCCATTGCCCCGAAGTATTTCCGCGATCCGGTGACCGGCGAACCAGTCGCAGAGCTTGACTGGCGTGAAGACAAAGAGTTCGGGTGGTCTTCTGAGACGACTTATCTGTTTGAGAAGCACAACTATCCGCTTCCGGATGACTTCATCGATCACGTCCGGAGACTGATCAACTAATGAGCCGCCAAGCGTAAGCGAGGCGGTTTTCGTATGGAGGCGCTTATGGACGATCTGCGGCTGGACATTCTCGGGACACCCTACATGGTGCGTCTGCGCACACCGGAACAGGACAAAGCGCTGGAAGAGTGCGACGGGTACTGCGACCACACATCGCATGAGATCGTGATCGAGGCGCAGACCGAGAGATCCTACGACTGCGTGAAGGAATACCCAGCCTTTCAACGGCGCGTGCTCCGCCACGAGATCATTCACGCCTTCCTCTTCGAGAGCGGTCTCGGCGGCGACGCCACCTATCGGCAGGACGGCGAAACACACCCGGAGCTGATGGTGGACTGGTTCGCGCGTCAGGCGTCAAAAATCTACACGGCCTATCAGGCCGCAGGAGCTCTGTAAGCCGCCCACACTGTGAGGCGGTTTTCTTCTGTCCACACAAATGAAAGGAGCTGATCCACATGGCCAGAACCAAAGCGACCGCATCCCCTCCGACGGACGTCACCGTCCCCCGCAGCGTGCTGAAACAGTTCGTCTCCCTGGTGGAGGGACTGGAAGCCGCAGATGCAGCGTACAAGAGCTGCCAGTCTACGCTGTTCCGCGATTTTGCCCGGAGCGCGTATAAGGCCGCGAACCTGCAGACGGCCTGCGCACAGGCAAAGGAAGCGCTGGGCGGCGAGTAGCGCTCATTTGGGCGGAAACGGCCCTCCCTCGCGTCCCGTCTCCGGACAGGTATAAACCTGTCCTATGCGGCACAACACGAAATCGGGCCGGTGCAACGCGCCAAATCATCACTCTGACGGCAAATCAGCAGACTGCGCCCACAGCCTGCTTTTTTGATGCCCTCTGCGGGGGTCACAATTCCGCAGTCTTCATGTGCTGGAGAGGACCAGTCGAAAAACATCTGTGAAGAAAGGAAGAACAACATGGACATCAGTTTTCTCAAGCCCCATCTGGGCGAGCTCTACACCCAGGTCGAGACCGCGCTGAAAGACGTGGAGGGACTGTCGGTCATCCGCACGGACGACGGCAGCTGGGTGCCCAAATCCCGCATGGACGAGGAACAGGGCAAGCTCCGCGACAGCAAGGCGGCTGTCGCCACCCTGACGAGACAGCTGGAAGAGGCGAAGAAGGCCGGCGAGAGCGTGGCCACGCTGCAGGCGACCGTCGAAGCGCTGAAACAGCAGGTCTCCGAGCGGGATACCACCATCACCGGCATGAAGCGCTCCGGCAAGATCCAGGAAGCGCTGCGCAAGGCAAGAGTCCGGGACGCGGCCGTGGTGGAGCGCCTGCTGGACGCCTCCAAGATCGGCGAAGACGACAAGGGCAACCTGACCGGCCTGGACGACCAGGTGAAGGCCCTGAGAGAGAAGTCCGCCTATCTCTTCGAGGATGAGGGCGGCAGGCGCGCCGGCTTCGGCGGCGGGAAAAGCCCCGACTCCGGAAACGGCGGCGGCAGCGCTGCCGGCAACGGAGAAATCAACGCGGCGATCCGCGCCGCGGCCGGCCGCAGTGTGGAGTAACCAATCCAAACCAAAGAAAGGAAAGTGATACATCATGGCATTGATCGACCGTTCTGGCGCGGAAGTCCTGATCCCGGAGGAGAAATCCCGGGAGATTCTCCAGGCTGTGCCTGAAATGTCCATCGCGATGCGCCTCATGCGGCGGCTGCCCGACATGAGCTCCAAGACCCGCGTTCTCCCCGTTCTGGGCTCTCTGCCCATGGCCTACTTCGTCGACGGCGACACCGGCTACAAGCAGACCACAAGCATGGCCTGGGAGAACGTGAAGCTGTACGCCGAGGAAATCGCCTGCATCGTGCCGATCCCCGAGAGCGTGCTCGACGACAGCGACTACGATATCTGGGGCAACGTGAGCCCCCGCATGCGCGAAGCCATCGGCGCGGCTTTCGACAAGGCGGTGCTGCTCGGCATCAACAAGCCCTCCAGTTTCCCGGCCGGCATCATTCCCGCCGCGGTGGACGCCGGCAACTACCTGACCCATCTGAACGGCGGCAACCTGTATCAGGAGCTGATGGGCGAACACGGCCTGCTGGCCATGATTGAGGAGGACGGCTATGTGCCTTCCGCCTACGTCGGCGCGATCAAGATGCGCTCCATCCTCCGCGGCGCGGTGGACAACAACGGCCTGCCGATCTTCGGCCGGGCGGTGTACCGCGACGGCGCGCAGGGCCGGGGCGTCTATGAGCTCGACGGCGCCGAGGCGATCTTCCCCAAGAGTGAGATCATGGACCCGGATCAGGTTCTGCTGCTGGGCGGCGACTGGAGCCAGGCCGTGTGGGCCATGCGCACCGACATCACCACCAAGCTGCTGACCGAGGCGGTCATCCAGGATCCCAGCACCAAGGAGATCGTGTACAACCTCGCGCAGCAGGATATGCTGGCCCTCCGTGTCACGTTCCGCGCCGGCTGGGCGCTGCCCAACCCCATCAACCGCGTGAACCCGACCAAGGCCACCCGGTATCCGTTCGCCGTGCTCAAGCCCTCCGCCCTGAGCGTGATTGAGTCCGCCGCCTACAGCGTGACCCAGCCTGCGAAGAACGGCACGCCGCAGGCTACCCATGACAGCGGCACCGGCTACACCGCGGCCATCACCTGGTCTCCTGAGGCTGTGTTCTTCGCCGCCAGCACGGTCTACACCGCGAAGGTGGTCCTGACCGCCGCGGACGGCTACGCCTTCTCCAACGATTTCGGCAAGGCGGACGTCACCGGCCTGCCTGCCACTTCCGGCGGCGGCGCGACGGCTTCCAAGGTCACCGTGACCCGCGACAGCGCGTCCCAGGTCACCATCGAAGTCAAGTACGTGGCGACCGGCGCGTGATCTGACAGGGAGGCGCGGACATGAAGATCCGACTGACAAAGCCTCTGCCGCAGCCGGGCTTCGGCAGGGTGATTCCGGCGGGCGTCGTCATCAACGCGCCTCCTGCCCTCTCTGAGCGTCTTCTCCGGGAGGGCAGGGGGAAACCTGTCTTCCCGGACGAAGGGGCCTTATCGCGCGTTGCACCGGCCTCAAACGAGAAGCCTGCGAAGAAGAAGGTGAAGCGCCATGGATAACCATACCTGGACCGGCACGCCCACAGAGGCGGAAACCGAACTGATGCGGGAGCGAATGCGGCTGTTCATCTTCCCCAACGAGGCGGAGACCGAAGAACAGCGGGAAGCCTTCGACAAAGCGGCAGCCTGGCAGATTGCCCACGAAAAAAGCCACGCGGAACAGGACGGGAGTATTCCAGACGGCGTGAGCAGCTTCCGGATCGGCGATTTCTCCATGACATTCGACGAAGGCGTGAACGGCTCCGGCCTGACGCGAAAGAATATCTGCCCGGCGGCGTACTCGGTGCTGCTCCTCGCAGGGCTCCTGTACCGCGTGCTGCCAAAGGCGGTGAGCGAATGAGCATGATCGGCTTCCTGCTGCGGCAGACGGCTGTCATCCGCCCCTGGCTGCGATACGGCGGCAACGGGCAGGACATCTACGGCGATCCGGAAGAGAGAAAGTGCAGGATCCAGCGCAGCCGCGACCTGGAACACACCTACAAAAACCCTGCCGGCGGCATGGATCAGGTGCTGGCCCGGGCGAAGATGTACTGCACGGGCGAGCCGATCCCTGAGCGGTCCAGAGTGACCGTGGGCGGCGCGGAATACATCGTGCTCGAGTGCTACCGGGCTTACGGCTTCGGCGAGGATCACCTGGAGGTGAAGCTGCAGTGAGCAGGAAGGGATTCCGGGTGGACGTCCGGCTGGACAGGGCCAAAATCAGCCGCATCACGCAGCAGTGCACCCGGAAAGGCACCTGGTCCGCGCTGGATCATCTGGCATCGGTCAGCAAAGAGCAGGTGCCGCTGGACCAGGGACCGCTGAAAAACAGCTGCTATGTGGACGTGGCCGACGACGGTTCCAGCGGCACGGTTTCCTACGACACGCCCTACGCGGTGCGCCAGCATGAAGAGATGAGCTATCAGCACCAGCGCGGGCGGAAGGCGAAATACCTTGAGGATCCGGCCCACGACAGCGGTGTGCAGCATGAGATGCGGCAGCTGATCCGGCGGGCCTACGAAGAACAGATGGGGTGATCAGCATGAACATTCTGGAAGAGCTGGCGCGCCATCTGGAATTCTGCGGCTTCGGAACGGTCGCGGACGAGGATCGCGGCGGCGATATCTACTGGGGGCGCATGCCGGATGCCCCGGACGACTGCGTCTGTGTGTTCTCTACGGACAGCGGCGTGGGCGGCATGGATTCCACGGCACGCTTTCAGATCATGAACCGGGCCCGCGGGACGAAGACCGCCTACGAGCTTTCCTATGCCATCGCGCAGGAGCTGGGAGATTTCAACGGCTTCCTCTGCGGGGACGGCCGGCTTGTCATCATCGACATCATCAACGCCGCGGCCGGGCTGGGCCCGGACAGCAAGAAACGCGAAGTGTACGTCACCAATATCACAGTCAGGTACTGCAACTGAAAGAAAGGACTGATCTACCATGGCAAAAGGCCGCAAGAATTCCTGCCCGACCAACATCCGGAACTGGGCGATCTTCATTCAGGACAAGAGCCAGGTGTCCGAAACATGGGTCCGCATCAAAGGTCTGGATGAGATGACCCGGAGCACCGACAGCGACACCGAGGACGGCTCCGCCGCGACCGATCTCTGGGAAGAGCCCTATGTGTCCAAGCGCAGCGGCTCCCTGTCCCTGTCCGGCAAACCCCTGGTGGACGCTGCCACCGGCGCGGCGGATCCCGGCCAGGCGATGCTGAACGACTACGCCACCAGCGGCGTCTGCGACGATGACGCCACCCTGAAGATCGTCGATCCCTATGGCACAACCATCGTGATGGACTGCATAGTGACCGGCAGCGATGTTTCTTCGGACGATACCGAGGACAAGGTGAGCTGGGATCTGGAACAGGTCGGCGATGTGGACACGCTGCCGTATGTGCAGCTGGCCGGCATTTCCCTGAAGGACGGCAATTCCGCCGTCACCACGCTGTCTATGGAAGTCGGCGGCACGGCGAAGGTGATCACTATCGTGTTCAATCCCACCAACGCCAGCAACCAGCGCTTCCGGATCGGTTCCGGCAACAAGCGCGTGGCATCTGTCGGCAGCATTACGGAGAATTCCTTCACGGTCACGCCCGTCAGCGCCGGCACCGCGAAGATCACCGTGACGAGCGTGAACGGCGCCAGGGTCGCCACCCTCACCGTGACCGTCACCGAACCGAGCTGATAAATCGCAGCCGCCGGGAAGGCACGTCTTTCCCGGCGCTGCTTATGAGGAGGATAAGCATATGGCAAACCGCACCCTGAACTTCGACAATTTCATGTCTGAGAAAAAGCAGGATCCCATCCTGGTGACGGTGTTCGGCAAGGAATACGCCGTCCGGCCCGAGATTCCCGCGATCGTGATGGTAACCCTGGCTCGGACAAACGAGAGCACCATGTCTGAATCCGATGCAGCCATGATGATCATGAACGCCGGGGACGTGATGTTCGGCCGGGAGGCCATCAATGAGTTCTGCGCCAAAGGCATGCGCTCCGACCAGCTGGTCACGCTGATCAAGATGGTGTTCGAGATGATCAACGGCAAGGACGTGGACGGTGATGACGTCGAGGAGATCAGCGACGAGGACGGTATGGTCTCCGCGGGCGGTAAGGCAAAAAAGTAAACCTGCTCTACATCTGGGACGCGGTGGAAGCCGATTTCCTGCGGGATTACGGCATCAACCTGGTAGAGCAGATCGACACCATGAGCTGGAGACGGTTTACGGCGCTGTTCCGCAACCTGTCTCCCTATGGGGCAGTAGCGTCCCGCGTGGAAGAAATGAAACGAAAGCCAAAGGAAGACCTGACAGCGGAAGAAGGCCGGTCACAGGCGGCGGCGTTCTTCGCGTCGGTCCTGTCCACCAGCGGTGGGCGCAATTGAGGGGGGGGTGAGCTGAATGGCGCTGAAGGTCGGCGAACTGTTTGCGAGCTTTAATCTGGACACCAGCGGCATTTCCGGCGCCGTGAACAGCGCGGAAAAGCAACTGTCCAACATTGGCAAGGGACTCACGATCGGCGGCGCGGCCATGACGGCAGCCGTCACTGTCCCCCTGAAACAGGCGGCTACCGCGATCTATACCGCCGGCACCGGATTCGACGCGCAGATGTCCCAGGTGTTCGCGATCATCGGCGAAGAGGCGACAGGCAGCGCGGAGACAATGGAAGCGCTGCGGAACAAAGCGCTGCAGATGGGCTCCACGACCGCGTTTACCGCTGCGGAGGCCGGAGAAGCCATGCAGTATATGGCTATGGCTGGCTGGAAGACGGAAGACATGCTGGAAGGCCTCGAGCCGATTATGAACCTAGCGGCGGCATCCGGCGAGAGCTTGGGCACTGTGTCGGATATCGTCACGGATTCCCTGACGGCCTTCGGCCTGTCCGCGGCGGACACCGCCCACTTCACGGATGTTCTGGCGGCGGCAAGCTCCAATTCCAATACGAACGTGGCCATCATGGGCGAATCGTTCAAGTATGTCGCCCCGCTGGCCGGATCCCTCGGCTATTCCGTGGACGACGTGGCCGTCGCACTTGGCCTGATGGCCAACGCGGGCATCAAAGGCAGCATGGCTGGCACAAGCCTGCGGCAGATTCTCAGCAATCTGATTTCCCCCACGGAATCTCAGGCGGCCGCCATGGAAGCCCTCGGCATCTCGCTGTATGACTCCAACGGCATGGTGAAGGACTTTGGCACGCTGATGGGGGATTTCCGCAACGCGGCCAAGGCAAGCGGCTTCGATATGAAAGCGCTGCGGCAGAAGGTCTCCGCGCTGGATGAGCAGCTGGCCGCCGGCACCATCACCCAGGAAGAATATGACGCGCAGATCCAGGCGCTGACGGAGGGCGGCGGAGAATTTCTCCAAGCTATCTCCGACCTTGCCGGCGCGAGAGGCCTTTCGGGCCTGCTGGCCATTATGAACGCCTCGGATGAAGACTTTTACCAGCTGACAGGCTCAATCAACAACTGTACCGGCGCGGCGCAGCGAATGGCAAGCGTCATGCTGGACAACGCGCAGGGCGATATCACGCTCTTCAACAGCGCCCTGGAAGGTCTGGAGATCACGCTGTGGAGCCTGGCGGAGAACGGATTCCGCGAAGCGATCCAGGAAGCGACAAGGCTAGTGGACACCTTCCGGACTGCAGACAAGTCCACGCAGCTTGGCGTGCTGAAAATGGGCGCTTTGGCAGCCGCAATCGGTCCTGTAATGATGGGTATGGGCGGTGTCATCACACTTCTGCCAAAGCTCGCCAAGACTTTCACCATCGTGTCCGGGCCGGCGGCTCTGTTGGCGATCGGCTTGCTGGCGCTTGGCGCCGCAGCTATCGACAGCAAGAATGACATCGGGCGAACCTTTGTCAAAGCGATGGACAGAGCCGGACAAAGGGTCCGAAAGTTTGGAAAAGACGTGAAGAAACAGCTGCCTACGCTGACAGCCAACATGGGCAGGTTTCTTGACAGCGTTTCCACCGGTATCGCAAATGGGCTTCCAGGCATTATGGACGGCCTGAACAGCATCCTTTCCACCGGAATTCAGGCAATCTCCGCGAATATGCCGAAAATCGCGAATGTCTCCCAGACCCTCGTGAGAACGCTTGCAAACAGCATCAAAACCAACGCTCATGAGATTGTCCCGGCTGTGGTGGACCTTCTGACAAACATGGCCGCCGCGCTGATCAGCAACGCGCCGGTTGTGCTGGGAGGCATGTCCACGGTATTCACTTCCCTGCTGGGCGAACTGGACAATGTGGAATGGGATCAGGTCGGCACGAAGCTGAGCACCGCAATCCAGAACGCGCTGACGGAAACAGGCACCTGGTTCAAAAAGCTGGCCATGGGCGACCAATACCGGGATGACGCGACATGGGCGGACGTGGGCACCGCGCTGGTGGAGTCCATCCGGCAGGGAATGGCTTCCGCGATCGGCAATGCCAAAAACTTTGTCGGCGGGCTGATCCTGGGCGACAGCTACAACCCTGACGAAAGCTGGATCGCTTTCGGCAGCAAGCTCATCGACAAGATCTTTCAGGGCGCGGAAAACGGCGTCGACGGCGCGGCGGACTTCGTCAGCGGCATTCTGGACGGCCTGGCACGGCTGTTTTCCGACGAAAACATTGAGGCTGCGTCCGGCACTCTGTCCGCGCTGGCCGGGAAGTTGATCGGCAGCATTGCCAACAAGATCCCAGAGGCCGCAGAACAAGCCGGAAACATTCTGGCGAAGCTCGGCGAACTGATCTTCGGAAAGGACGGCCAGCAGGGGCTTGCAGCTTCCGCGATGGAAGGCGCCGGCACGCTGGCTACGGCAATTCTGAACGCCATCACAAACGCGCTGCCCCGCGTCGAACAGGCGGGCAAAATCCTCATCACGGCGCTGGCGGACATTCTGAAACCGGCCAATATAAGCAGTTTCGCCGCCGGGGCGGAAACGCTCGCTTCTAACCTGCTGACCGCCATCGCAAACGCCATCGGCGGCCTTGGCACACTCGCCGCGGATATCCTGACCGCCATCGGGGACGCGCTCTTCGGAACAGACGAGAATGGCGATTCCGTCGTGACGGCAGGGCTTGACGCGCTGGGCGGCATCGTGACAACCATTCTCGAGAAAGTCTCCACGGAGATCATCCCGAACCTGGGCGGCGCCGCGGTGAAGATTCTGACCGCCATCGGCAGTGTGCTGTTCGGTGAAGGCGAAGAGGAAGGGGCGGTTTCCGCCGGCGTGACGGCGCTTACGGATATCGTACGGAA